CAGCCCCTGTTGCGGCAAAAGCCCCTGCTGCCAAGGTTGCGACTGCTCCATCAGCCGCTGCTGCTCCTGCTGCCGCTGCGTTGCCACCTCCACCTGTTCCAATACCTTACCCCGCATTGCCAAGCGGGGTACTTTCAACTCAGCAAATAGCGGAACACGAGAGCCAAAAGAAGGCTATTGACAAGAAAAACGACGCAGCGCTGGAAGCGTGGAAACTTCAGTACGGAACCGCCGCAAAAGACCGAGACCGTCCACTAGACACTGCGCAAAAAAAGACAGAAGCTCTTGATGCGGCTGAAGTTGCTGCTGAAGTTGAGAGCCGCAAAGATTTTATTACGCGACGCAAAGACGCGGACGAGACCATCACAATCGCCAACATTTTTCGTGAATTTTCAAAAGACCCAAAAGCCAAAGACATGTTTGGCATTCTCAACAACGACAAAATTTCATCTGGCATTGCCACGCTTATACGAGACGGCATTGGATTGCCCGGTTTTACCGTGGGCACCAAATCCATCGAAGACATCATGCGCAATGCTGGGTTAAATGCAGCCGACCAAGCCAAGTACCGCACATTTTTAATGTATGCAACGCAGATGCAGTTGCAGCAGTCCAAGTACCTGAAGGGCGCTGTGTCTGATTTTGAGCAGCGATTGATGGCTAATGCTGGCATTACTGCGAGTGATACGCCAGAAACTATTCGCATGAAAGCTGACTTGTTGAGTCGCCGTGCGCAGTTTGACCGTCGTGCAGCTAAAGCGTTCAAGAACTCAAAAATGACCGCTGAAGATTATCTTGATTCGGACGAGTACAGTCAGATGCGCGACAAATACAATCAAGACCTTGCAGAGCTTGCATCTGGTGGCAAGATTCTTGTTGCTCCTCCAAAGGCAAGTGCAGCGGGCAGAGCCGAGCCAAGCCCCGGCTACATAGTAGATTCGGAAACCGGAGTTGTTCGCAGGAAAAGAGCAGGTGAATAACATGGCAAACAAAAACGTCAACAATTTTGTCGCTACCTACGGCCCCGTTGCCCAGCAGGTCAGCAAAGAAATTAACGTAGACCCCAATGTGCTGCTTGGTCAATGGGGCATGGAGAGCCGCTGGGGCCAGACCGAGATGGCTAAGAAGTACCACAACTTAGGTGGCGTCAAGGATTTCAGTGGCAAAGGTTTTGAGGCCGTTGACAACCAGACTGGCTCTAAGGACAAGTACGTTAAGTTTGAAGACCCCGAAGTCTTCGGCATGTACTACGCCAACATGATTAAGCAAAACTTCCCCAAGGCTGTAAACACTGGCCCTGACGTTGGCGCGTTCACTCGTGGTTTGCAGTCTGGCACAAAAGGCTCGTACTTTGATGTCAGCGTGCCGCAGGAAGAATATGAGAAGTCTTTGACAGGCGCTCTGAACGCAATCCCGGAAGACCAGCAGTTGCCGTTCACGCCAACGGCAAAACCTGCAACAGTGGATGGCTCAGAAGGCGATATGGTAGTTGTTCCAGCGCCGCTTGCATCAGCAGACCCTCTTCCTGCCAGCGACAAGTCAAACGCAAGCAGTGGTGAGAGGTTCCTCACTGGCGCTGTTGGCGCTGGTGTTGGCACTTTGGCCGCTGGTGCCCAAGCATACGGTTCTCAAAAGACAGCCAATGCCGTCAGGCTTGCGGGTCTTGAAGAAGCGGCCAGAATTGCTGCGCAAAGAAGCGCTGGCGTAACGCCACCAGTCCAAGCTGGCCCCTTGAGTGGCGGGCAGCCCTCTAACTCCCAAACAACAAGAATTTTGCAAGGGACGCTTGGCGACGAGGGAACTACTGGACGCGCTCGAACAACTGGCTTCAACACTGAAACGGCTCAAGTATCTGCGCGTCAAAAAGAAATGAATCGCTTGCTTGAAGAGCTTCAGCGCAGTGGCGCTGTAGCAGATGACGCCCCGGCTTTATTTGCAAAACAACCCGGCCTGACATCATCGCCCTCTGGAATTTTGCTGCCAAGGTCTGACACGCCTACAACGCTAGGCCCAAGAGGCCCAGAAGGCCAAATTGGCTACACGCGGCCACCACCTCCACCGCCTCCAAGCCTTGGCGCAAGAACAATGACAAGGGCAACCGCTGGGTTGGATTACGTTACTGACCTGTTCAGGGGCATGATGCAGCCAGCGGCTGGTGCCATGAAAACCGTTGGCAAGTACGCCTTGCCTCCCCTTGCTGGGCTTTCAGCAGGGCTGGATGCAGCCGAGATGTTCCATGAGTACGAGAAGCCAGAAGACCAGCGCGACTACGCCAAGATGGCGCTCAAAGGCGCAAGCATTGTCGGCGGCGGTCTGTCCATGTTCCCGCCCGCAGCAGTCGTGGGAGTTCCGCTGTCGCTTGGCGCATCCGCCATCCAAGCCTATCGAGAATCCCAACAAGAGGCGGCAGACCGAGCTAGACGGCGAATGGTTGGTCAACCCATGCGCTAAGGCCGCTGGTTCTCCAGCGCCGCAGCCACCTCGGGGTTCATCCCCCGCACAATCTCCACGCAGCGCTCATGCTCTGCTTTGGCAAGATGCGGGTGGGCATATGCAATCAGGTTATTTGCAAACTGAACAATGTCCACCTCGTCGGCCAGTATGGCGTCACGGCGTGGGCGGTCAGATTGAAAAAAAATCTGCTTGATGGTTTCTTCGGTCAGGTATTTCATGCGTGTTGGTTTTTGAGTTGCCAGAAGGTCAGAAGGTGGACGAACATCATCCACCCACGGTCAATGTCTGCCGCGTCCCACTCCTTGACCACGGCTAGACCGGGCACCGAGCGGGAGACGAAGACGTTAGCACAGCGTGCCTTGGGCACACCCAGCCCAACGCGGTAGGCCGCAAGCTGCATCAGGTGTTCGTCGTAGGCGTCCACCTTGGACGGGTCGTTGAACTCCTTGCTCTTCACATCGACCACGATGCCGTCACCGACGTTTGTGAACAGGTCGCACTTGCCACCAAAGCCAAGCTCGTGGCCGAAGGAGCGTTCTGCAATCCAAGGCTTATTTCCAAAATGGCTCTGGAGCCTATCCACACAGCCCTGTACGCTCTGTTCGTGGGCGCGGACTACTTGACCCTCGTAGTAGCCCTGAATTGCCGCGTGGATGTCTGTGCCCTCGTTGGCAGCAGCCTTGCCCTGCTCCTTGGAGTCCTGCATGACACGCTTGCAGTAATCGTCATCCGACTCTTCTGGCAGTTTTGGCAGTGTCAGTGCAGCCATCAGCACCTGATTCATCAGCCAAGCCGTCAGGGCGGGCTTTGCAGCCACGTTCAGGATGGTGGTGACCGATGGCACCAGATTCTCGGTTCGAGCGTCCCTGAGCGTTGTATTGCGCTCCTTGCCGTTCTTGCCGATGACGGTGTACCGGGGCACCCCATCACGGGTGTACCAGTGCTGGGACTCAGATGCTCGGGGTTCTGTTGCTTGCATTTTCTGCCTTTCGTTTGCGGTACTGTATGCGTGCGGCGCGGTTCATCTCAACGCGCCTCTTGATTTCTGCCTCGACCTCTGCCGGGGTCAGCATGTTGCTTGGTCGCGTGCCTTCCAGCATCTCAACACGCCGCTCCAAATCTTTGAGCTTGGCAAAGAGCTTGTCTTGGTTGTTCTCCACAAGCCACCGCTCTTCTTCCATTTGCTTTAACTCTTTTGCGATGTACTCTTGCAATTCTTTTCGCGTCAAAACTCCAAACATGATGTTTCCTTAAAAATAGGTGGGGTACTCGCTGCGTCTGTGGTAGCAAACTTTCGTTCTTTCGTCCACAGCATCCGCTTTCCCCCGTAAATCAATCTGCCTTACGCATCACACGCTGGCCTCGACCAGCGGCACCCTGCCTGCGCTCCCCCGTGTCTACGATGAAGCCCTTTTGAATGAGCTTTGCGTAACGCGGTGATACGGTCTGGACACCATGCTCTGGAATGAGCCTGACGATGTCATCCGATATGCACCCGTTAGGGAACGAGCAGATGACCTCGTACACGCGCTGCTCTAGTGCAGTGGCGTCAATCGTGTTCGCAGCCGCACGGCTGGTGTCAGGGTCGGTTCTACGAACCATTGCCCGTGGCTCAGTCTTGCGCACATACTTCCGCTTCTTGGGCTGCGGCGTGCGTGTGAACAAGTCCAGTGTGTGAGTGTCTCTTTTGTCGCGCATGGCACACCTCAGAACGGAATATCGTCATCCATGTCTTCAAACCCGCTCTGAGCCGCTGGGGCAGTTCGTTGCGGAGGAGATTGCGGAATCTGCATCCGAGCCTTGTACTCAGGAGACGCCTGAATCTTGGTCTTGATGTTGTTGCTGAAGGTCTCAAACACCTTCATGTCTGGGTCTTCCAGTGACCACAGCAACAGAGGGTTGTGCCCTTGTGGCAAGCCAGCCTTTTTGATGCTGGAGGGCACCGAGTTGACCGTCACGATGTTGGTGTACTCCTTGCCGTTGTTGCCCATTGCCTGCACCACGGAAATCATGGCCCATGCACCCAACACGTTCTTGAGTTCGAACCCACGCAGTTCGTCTGGACGGAAGTCACGCCCACGCCACGATTGCAGGTCAGCACGCAGTGTGGCCTTTTCAGCCAACGAGAGCGTGTAGTTCTTGCTGATGCTCATGGGCTTGCCGTCATCCATTTGTATGGGTGCGCCACTGTCATCCTCGCCATGCACTTCAAACTGCATGATAATTTTGCGCTGCATCTTTGACTGCCCTTGGAACTCCGTCTTCTGCGTTCCGAGGTCGATGATTCGGTAGCACCGTGCAAGGTGCATCCCGGATGGCACTGGTTTGAAGTCGCCGCCGCCGCTGTCTGTCGCTATCATGTTTCACTCCTGTTCAAGTTGGTAAATGGGCTTCGTGGCAATCCAAGCTCTGCCCGGATAAGGCTCCAGTCATCCCACGTTGCTTTGCCTACCTCGGCCCGGTCAATGGCCTCCTCAAGCATCTGTTCTCTCTCTGAAACAAGCTCCTCGTATTCACTCACAACACGCTCCAGAAAGTTAAACAGGACTGCACTATAGCATGTTTAACTTGGGGTTGGACATTTTCAGAAAAATATTTTTTATATGGTATGATGGGGTGTTAAAAAAAGGATTCCACCAATGACACTCGTCGAGTATTTCCAACCCCTCCCCCGTGGAGCCAAGTCTGCAATGGCAAAGGAGCTAGGCGTGACCAAGACATGGATTGCCTTGCTGATAGCTGGCACCCGCAGGCCCAGCGCAGCCCTTGCTGTGCAAATCGAACAGTACACCCGCAAGGCAGTTAAAAAGAAAGAGTTGCGTCCTGATTTATTTTGATGTTACACTAACGATGACATGGCTAGGTTAGCTCCCGAAAAGACGTTTCGTTACCGTCCTGCCTTGTCTCCTCCCAGTAACGGCCAACAACGTAAGGTGAAAAATGAGCTTCCAAGCAATGACATGGGCAATAGAGCAGCCCTGCACCAGCGCAGGACAGAAACTGGTTCTGCTGATGCTGGCAAACCACAGCAACGGCCACACAGGCCAGTGCAACCCCAGCCACAAGCTACTGGCGAAAGAGTGCGCGATGGGCGTATCGACCCTAAAGGGTCACCTGCTCGACCTACAAAGTGCTGGCTACTTGACCATCATCCACAAGACAATGGAGGGCGTGTCCCTACCCAACCAGTACCACCTCAACGGGGTGGGTCAGAATCTGACGGAGGGTAGGTCAGAAGTTGACCGGGGGGTGGGCCAGAAGCTGGCTACAAAACAGGAAGTACAACCTGTAAATGAACCAAAGAATACAACGCCTGACGGCGTCTCATACGAGGTGTGGCGTGATTTTGTCAAGCTGCGCATTGCAAAGAAAAGCCCTATGTCCCAGACTGCCTTGAGCGGTATTGAGCGTGAGGCAAAGAAGGCTGGCATCAGCCTACAGGAAGCCCTTGAGACATGCTGCCAACGTGGCTGGACAGGCTTCAAAGCCGAATGGATGAACAAGGACCAGACCAAGTACCAGCCAGCGCAATTGAGCGCAGCACGGGCCATCTTCGGAGACGAGCGAGGTGCATATGCAGCGCTTACCTGAAGGCTGGATTCAGAGGGTCTTTGCCACGATGCAGGGCCATTACGGGACTCGCTTCCTGAACATGTGGAAGACGGGTCAGACGCTGGCCGACGGTACGGACGCTGGCGTGGTCAACGCCATGAATCATTGGAGCGAAAAGATGGCTGGCACCAGCGCGGAGACCATCAAGCGTGCGTTGGAGCAGTTGCCCGAGGAGCCACCGACCCTGCCGCAGTTCTTGTCCCTGTTGCGCCGCTCCTATGTCGAGCCATCTCCCCTGCGGCTGGAGAACAAACTCACCGCCGAGCAGATGGCGAAGAACAAGCGGCGCATTGCTGAGTTGATTGCGAAGGTGCGTGCGTGAGAAAGCCCCGCGCTAAGAAGTCAACCTCCATCTGGGTGGAGAAAGACCATGTGCGGATACAGCAAGACCCGGCTGTCATCCAGCACATGAAGGAGTGCGAAGCCCGCGAATGGATAGCAAGATTTAACAAAAAGGTGAGCGAGATTGGTCTCCTCCAAACGCAGGCTTGGTGGTACGACTTGAAGGAAAGAATGGAGAAGTCAAGGGGCAAGCCAGCCGTTGACGAGTTGGTAAAACAAATGAAGCAGGAGCAATTCAATGCAAGAAAATCCGTTCAGGAAAAACGTGTTCAGTCAGGGGCAGACCCTGTTCACCCAGCAGGAGTTCAACGAAGCGCTTGAGGATGTGAAGAAGGAAATCATGGCCTACGCCATGCAGGCCACCATGATGGCAATCATGCTCGAACGCGAAGCCTGCGCAAAAATGGCCGACGAGTGCGTGAACATCGAAGAGCTTGGTGACGCCATCCGCAACCGCATACCGGAGCAGCGCCAGTGATGCCATTACATGTAACGCTGCCGTGGCCTCCATCGGTCAACAGCTACTGGCGCACCGTCAACGGGCGGATGCTCATCTCTGCCGAGGGACGCTCCTACCGCAAGGCTGTGGCCGACCAGATGCTCATCCAACGCGCCCAGAAGCACTTTGACGGGCCTTTGAACCTTACGGTGGAGGCTTACCGCCCGGACAACCGCAGGCGCGACTTGGACAACCTTCTGAAGGCCACGCTGGACTCTCTGGCCCATGCCGGGGTGTACGAGGATGACTCGCAGATACACGACCTGCGCATCTACTGGGCACCCGACATTGGTGGCATGTTGAAAATAACTATCGAGGAGATGGAATGAGAGAAGTTGACCCACATGAGGCGGTGGACTACATCCTCGTACACGGCAAGCGCTTTGCCAAAGCACGAGCAGAGCGCACCTACATAGAAGAGTACCGCAAGAGCCTGAAGGCCATCCTGATGAAACGCAGTGGCGAGAAGGTGATTGCGGCGCAAGAGCGGGACGCCTACGCGCACCCCGAGTACACGCAGCTACTGGACGGGTTAAGGGAAGCTGTGGAAGTTGAAGAGAAGCTCCGCTGGGACTTGATTGGCGCACAAGCCCGAGTGGAAATATGGCGAACACAATGCGCGAATGACCGCGCAGAAGGAAAGGCAACATTGTGATTCAAGTAATCTACATCCCCGTCTTGTTTGTCTGCCTTAACGGGAACTGCGATTTTGCGCAGTCGATGAAGTATTTCACCCGCGAGGTGGAGTG